CAAGTAGCTCACCTGATGTAATATGGGTGTATGGAAAGCACCAAACCTACGGACATTACCGTAGAGCAAAAGCTGAAGATTCGTGATTTGCAGTACAAACTGGCCGCTATTGCCAATCAGAAGCACGCCCTGAAGACGGAGTTTGACGCTCTTGTCGAGAAAGAGAAGTCTCTCGTAGACGATCTCCAGAAAGAGAATAACTCTCTTCAGGGCTGGTCTGAGGGATGCGGCTGGTCTCTTGATAACGATACCATGGAATGGGTGCAGGTCAAGCCCAACTAGGAGAGGTGTAATGTGAAGCCACTGGAAACAATTGGAGCCATACCTGTCGTATGTTCTCCTCATGTGTACACGGAGTACAGTGGCTTCCGATACGACTTCACTACATCAACTCTTATAGTGCCGTCGATATCAGCCGGGTCTGTATCCTTCTCTGCGATACAGCTTAATGGCGCTACGTCTGGGTCAACCACTATCCAGGCGCAGGCAATTGCTTCCGGCACTATTACAGTACCTTCCGCTACGGACACTCTCGTCGGCAAGGCTACGACAGACACCCTCACGAACAAGACGTTCGATACTGCTGGGACTGGGAATGTTCTCAAGATCAACGGCACTCAGGTCAGCGCCGTAACGGGATCTGGGTCTGTTGTCCTGGCAACCTCTCCAACGCTTGTCACTCCTCTTCTTGGCACACCTACTTCTGGCACGCTGACGAATTGCACGGGCCTTCCGATCTCTACTGGCGTATCTGGACTTGGCGCTAATGTGGCTACATTTCTGGCTACCCCTACAAGCGCTAATCTTGCAAGCGCCGTGACGGATGAGACCGGGTCTGGCGCTCTTGTATTTGCGACTAGCCCAACGCTTGTCACTCCTAATATTGGGGTAGCTACAGCCACCTCTCTGACTGTAGGTGTTGTTGGCGGACAGGCGACGATGGCGTCTTGGTTTAGTAATACCGCGCATTGGATAAACCTTCCTACGACTGGACCCTCTGGGATTGGATCTGGTGGTGCTGGCGTTAATCCGTGGGTTTCCTATGCTGCTACTTCGGGCAATTGGTTCTCTGATTCTTCCGCAGGAGATATCTGCTACAGGAACACTGGTGGCAAGCTGTTGTTCGGCATTTCTACTGGCGCTTACAATATGGCGCTATTGGCAAGCGGCAACCTCCATGCTGTTGGGAGTGTTGGTATAGGCACAGCAAGCCCTGGCACAAAGCTGGAGGTATTTGGGTCGATAACCGCTAGGGCGGCATCAACTCAGGACGCTGTTATCTTAACGGGCAGGGCAGGCGGGACCGGGTCTTTTGGGGTCTCCCTTACTCCGACTACCTTGACCGCAAACCGAACCGTTACCCTTGCTGACGGGAACACAACTCTCCAAGCCGGGACGATGGCGATTACAGGCGGTACTCTTGCTCAATTCGCCGCCACCACGTCCGCTCAGTTAGCTGGGGTTATCTCTGACGAGACTGGCTCTGGCTCCCTGGTGTTTGCGAATACTCCAACCCTAGTGACACCGAATATCGGCGCTGCTACCGGGACTTCTCTTGCTGCTACAGGAGGCTCGGTTACTGTACGCGCCGCCGCAACACAGGATGCCGTAATCCTTACGGGAAGGGCTGGAGGTGTTGGGTCATTTGGCGTAACCCTAACCCCAACCACACTGACTGCATCTAGAACCGTGACTCTGGCTGACGGGAACACTACCCTGCAAGCCGGGACTATGGCTATCACTGGTGGTACGCTTGCTCAATTCGCAGCTACCACGTCGGCTCAATTAGCTGGCGTCATATCTGATGAAACAGGGAGTGGCTCCCTGGTGTTTGGGACATCGCCAACTATCGCGACCCCAACGATTACAACGAGCGCAACCGTTCCGCTTGTAATTGGCGGCACTGGTACCACCTCTACCTTAACCCTTCGGTCCACGTCTGGTGTTGGCACCACTGGTGCTGACATTATCTTCCAGACGGGCAACAACGGCGCGACTGAGGTAATGCGGCTTCAAAATGGCGGGAATGTGGGGATCGGTGCGGCACCAACGTACCTGCTCGACATACAGAAAACTACAGGTGAAGCTGTTTTCCGTTCACTTGCTGGCACCGTTGATTTCAGATCATACGCATCGCAAACATTCAATGTTGGGTACACCGGGATGTTTTCCAACAATGATTTTATTGTCATGCAAAACTCTCTTGAGCGCATGAGGATTGCCAGTACTGGAATCAATGTCGGCAGCGCGAACCCCACTGACGCTAATTTTGCTGTATTTTCCACAGGCACGACATATGTTCCGCTTAGAGTTCAGCGTACTGTATCGACTACAAATGATGCACAAATTGCAATGCAACTGACAAGGCTTTCATCCGGCACACCTGCTGCTGGCATGGGGTGTACGTTGCAGTTCGTGCTGCAAGATGCAGGTGGAAGTCAAATTGGTACTCATCAATTTGTCTCGGCCTGGAGTAATGCCGCTGCTGCCAACAGAGAAACTAGCTTGCGAATCAATTACTCAAAAGCCAATAGCAATTTCGAGGCTTTGAGAATTGACACAGATGGCAATGTCCTAATCGGATACACAGCATCAAACGGCGCATACAAGCTACAGGTCAACTCTCAGATCTTTGCCACCAATGCGACAATCGCCACCTCAGATCGTCGCTACAAGAAAGACATCATGCCGATTCAATCTGGCCTGGATGTGATCAGTAAACTCAATCCAGTATCGTTTACCTGGAAAGAGCATGATATCCACCAGTTTGACAGCGGCACTCAGGTTGGCTTTATTGCTCAGGATGTTCAAGATGCCCTGGGTGGTGAGAGGTATTCGGACTGTGTTGTTAAGCGGAATCAGGTTCAACTGAAAGACGGAAGCATGGAGGAGTTCTATGGCCTATCGGACTCCAAGCTCATACCGCTTATCGTGAAGTCAATTCAAGAACTAAACGCAAAACTTGAAGAACTCACTGGCGGCAAAGGTAACATGATCTCTAGAGAGGTTCTGTAGGCGCAGACAGGAATCACTGTAGCCTTCTTTTGATTGGAGATTTTGAATGCAGAAGTTTAAGCGTACATCTAGCGGCGGCATCGAGTACCGTGGGCATACGTTCCCTGGGTTCAACCAGCCGATCAAATCCTCTAAACCAGATAAGAAGAAGATGGTCCTTGCTAAAGAGGGCGATCAGGTAAAGCTGGTTCATTTTGGTGATGCTTCGATGGGCCACAACTACAGTGCCGCTGCCAGGAAGAGCTACATGGCTCGTAGTGCCGGTATTAAAGGGAAAGACTCCAAGCTCTCCGCGAACTACTGGTCTCGCAAGGTATTGTGGGCTGGTCCTTCGGGCAGCAAGAAAGCGCCTCCGGCTTCTCAGAAAGTGAAGAGATATGACTAGCGACTTGATGTGCAAAAAGCTGACGGCAGCAGGACTGGTATTTGACGGTCCAGGTAGGGTTGTGACGATATTCGCCCATACCGCACTGGCTGGCTCATTTCAGTTAAGAGATGGTGGTGCTGCTGGAGATATCTTGATAGACATATCGCTTCCAAACAACTCAACGACATCCATCCCTCTTGGCGGTAACGGAGTTCGTTTTGATACGAACATCTATCTATCGGCTACAAATATTGACGCAATCACTGTCTGCTGGGGGTAATATGAAAGGCCAAATGAAGATGTCAGCCCAACAACAGGGCAAGGTCGGTAAGGTGATGCACGAGTTCAAGGCTGGCAAGCTGAAGTCCTCGTCGGGCCAGAAAGTAACGAACCCCAAGCAAGGCACCGCTATCGCTTTGTCTGAGGCGCGGAAGGTAAAGAAATGATCGGTCGATTCTCTACAGGCAAACAGGTCGGAACTCCTTCGATGTCGAAGAAGACAGGAAAGCCCGTCAAGGCGCAGACTCCCGGCATGTACCCGAAGGCTGAGGCCGATCTGGAAGCCGCGAAAGCGGCGCTCATCGCGGCGGTGAAAGCATGAGTATTGAGATCTCGGTATCGCCGATCGTTGAGGAATATCTTGAGTTGATGGGCAAGGCGCTGGGTATGTCCACGGCTGATATGGTGAAGAAGATCGTGATCGACACCTTCGCCGACAATATCCGCCGCAGTAAGGACGTT